GGCTCTCAAGGAATTGGGAGAAGCATTCCCTGACGAGAAGATGCAAGAGATCTTCAAGGAACTTGTCGAGGACATGCAAGAGTCTGGTGCTCTTGCCCTTATCAAGGCCCGTCAGGACTCGGCTATTCTTGCACTTACAGGTATGCCACCTGAGGGCCAAGATATACCGGCTCCACAGCAGGGAGCGGATGGTAATCCTATTCCGCCTCCTGGCCCTGCTCCAATTGCTCCGACCAAGTCTCCATTCGCGGTCGAGTCAGCGGAGGAAGTACAGCAAGCATTGACCGACCTAGTTACCCAGGCGTACGGCACCAAGTTGCCACAGCGCAGATCTCCGGATAACTCGGACGGCTGAGACAAGTAACAGAGATACGCGTCATTGACGCACAACGGACAACCAACCAGCAGGAGAATGTAATGAGCACAATGGTCGTTGAGCCACCCGTAGTTGTTGTACCTGAACCACCGGCACCGCCTGCTCCTCCGGTTAGTTTCACTGCCGAGGATATTCAGAAGGCACGCCAGCAGGAGAAGGACAAGGTCTACGCCGACCTTGAGAAGGTAAAGGCAGCACAGAAGCAGACCGAAGAGCAGAACAAGACATTCCTCGAAGAATTGCGAGTACTCCGCGAAGAGCGTGAGGCACGCCAGGCTGAGGAAGCGTCAAAGGCTGCGGAGAAGGCTGCTACATCCAAGGCCAAGTTCGAAGAGGAAGCCTCCGCAAAGGAACTTCTAAAGGCTAAGGAGAAGGAGTGGGAGGCACAGCGGGCTGCTGATAAGGCAGAGCGTGAGGCTGAGCGTCAGGCCACTCTATTCGAGAAGGCGGCACTAGAAAAGGAGCGCCAGTTCCTTGCACTACGCGAATACGCACAGCGTCGCGTTGCAGAAGAGGGCGACAACATCGTTCCAGAGTTCCTTGACTATATCGGTGGCGGTAGCGAGGAAGAAATTGAAACCAGCATTACTACTGCTATTGCTAAGTCTCAGGCTATCCTAGAACAAGTAAAGCAGTACGCAAACGCAAGCAGGGCTCAGGTCAGAGGCGCAACTCCTTCGGGGTACACGACCACTGGCCCATTGGATATCGATCCGGGTTCCCGTTCCTTCACCCTTGAGGAACTGAATGCCATGTCAATGGATGATTACAAGAAGTATCGTGGCAGCCTACTGGGGGCTAAGGCAACCCAGCAAAATCATGGACTGTACGGGTCCTAAGCCCCGTCTCAAGTAACTAAGGAAGACACATGGCAAGTGCCATCACGGGAACCCCGAACCTTTCGGCTTCCCCAACCGCGTACGCTGGTGCTAACACCACCCTGAATGCGGCTATCCAGACGATCTGGTCCAAGGAAATCTTGTTCCAGGCAATGCCGATTTTGCGATTCGAACAGTTCGCGGTCAAGAAGACCGAACTGGGCGTTGCTCCCGGCTTGACCATCAACTTCATGCGTTACAACAACCTTGGCTCTGCATCGCAGTTGGTCGAGGGTGTGCGCATGAGCACCAACGCGCTTACCGCTTCTCAGTTCTCGATCACTGTGGCTGAGCAGGGATATGGCGTCGCGGTTTCCGAGTTGCTTCTAAACGCATCCTTCGATGACGTGATGGCATCGGCCTCCCGCCTGCTTGGTCGTAACATGGCGCTCTACCTTGACGGTAGCGCTCGTGACACCTTGCTTCAGGCTTCCTCGGTTCTATACGGTTACCAGGCTGCTGTAACACGTAGTGCTGTGTCCCCGTACGACCTTGGTGTAGTTGGTACCGGCCGTGCATCCATGACTGGAAACTTCTACTTTACGCCCCCGGTTGTAAAGGACGCGGTCGAGACTCTTGCGACCAAGAACGTTCCTCGTCTAGGCGAGACCTACGTCTCCTTCATCCACCCTCACCAGAGCCGTCGCCTACGTGACACTCCTGAATTCATTCAGGTAACCCAGTACGCGGCACCGGGTAACTTCATGCTCGGTGAGATCGGTCGCCTATGGGACGTTGTCTTCATCGAGACAACTCAGACCAAGAAGGTTACTGGTGGCGCTGGTGCCGGTTACACAGCCGACACAACCTCTGGTGGTATCACCACTGGTAACGGTGCGTCTGACCGCTACTCTGCAATCTTCCTGGGAGACAACGCGTTTGGTCACGCTATCTCCCTCCCGGTTGAACTCCGTGACGGTGGTATTCTCGACTTCGGTCGTGAGCACGCGCTTGCATGGTACGCAATCTGGGGCCTTGGCCTGATCACCGACCAGAGCGTCATCGTAGCAGAGACGAACTGATTTCCTCCTAGTGGGGTCTAGGGATTAGATACCTCTGGACCCCACTAGGATGTAAGCACTACCGAGACACTACTAACGGAGAATCGAAATGGCAGTACAGCCTACTAAGCGTCCCGCTGACTACACCGGCCGTCAGGCCGAGATCCTTGCCGCAGAGAATGCGGCGCTGATCAAGGAACGCGAGAACGAGATCAGCCTCTTCAATGCATCACAAGAAGAGGACAACAAGACAATTGTCGATTACAGCCAAGGCGATCAGGTCATCTCTGACCCGGAAGATCCTGAGGCTCCTCCGG